TTTAAAAGGTCAAGCAGTTACAAGTGCGGGAGCTTGGTCAACAGCTAATGCTTTAAATACAGGTCGATATGCAGGAGGTGGTGCAGGAATCACGACTGCTGCTTTATATGCTAGTGGAACTGCTCCTCCTGGTGATGCTCCTCAAACAGAATCTTATAATGGAACTAATTGGACTGAAGTTAATGATGTTAACAATGATAGAAATGGTTTAGAAAACCAAGGAGTAGGAACTCAAAGTGCTGCTATGATATTTGCTGGATATGATGATGCTGGAAATGGAGTATCAGATACTGAACAATGGAATGGAACAAACTGGACTGAAGTAAATAATGTAAACACAGCAGGTGGATATGGTGGCGGTGCTGGAACTTCAACAGCTGCAGTATTTGCTGGAGGTTTTCCTGGTCGTAACGCAGTAACAGAAAATTGGAATGGAACAAACTGGACGGAAGTAAACGATTTAAATACGGGCCGATATAATATAGGTTCTTCAAATGCTGCACCTTCAACAAGTATGATAGCTTTTGGGGGAGGTCCGCCTAACACGGGAGCAACTGAACAATGGAATGGAACAAATTGGACAGAAGTTAATGATATGAATACAGCTAGAAATGCTTTATCTGGAGCAGGAGTTTACGCATCATCAATAGGATTTGGTGGAAACCCTTCAGGGTCTGCTGTTGCATTAACAGAAGAATGGAATGGAACTAATTGGACTGAAGTAGCAGATATGAATATAAATGATCTTTATAGAGGTGCTACAGGTTTGACAAGTGCTGCATTAGCAATGGGATCATCTGTTTCACCATATGCTCAAACTGAATTATGGACAGGTGCAGGTGTAGCTCAAACAAGAACATTTACAGACAGTTAAGACTTGTAATATATTTTAGATAGTGTATATATAAGAAACAACTATAAAGGATAAAGCTATGAAAAAAGATGTAAAAGAAGTAATACAACAAGAAGAACCCCATTTAAATAATTTATTAACACAAGAAGATCTATCATCATTTAAAGGTATGGTGGACGAACTTAGAGACACTTGGACTAAAAAACAAATGTTTCGAACAGAAACAGAAGCAAGATTTTCTGTGTTACAAGACAATAGATACCCAACTAAAGCTTCAAAATATTGGCAATGTGTAAGAGAACAATCTAGTTATTTAGATAACCTTATGGCTTTGTCATTTGATTATAGAAGAAACGAAGCAAAAATTAAATGGTTAGAGGGTAAAATAGAAAAAGAAGAAGATGAATATAAAGCAACTAAATATAAAATAGATTTAGACGAATGTAGGTTTGGTAAAGCTTCTATGGAAAAAGTTGCAAAACATAGAATGCGTGAAATTAAAATGTGGTCTATGTTAAAGAAAGAATTTAATGATGGATCATTTAATGATAAAGATGTTAACGTTCATCAATTAGAATCTTATGGTTTACAGTATCATGAAAAAGCAAAAACATTAAATCAAAACTCAAGTGAAGCTGAAATATTTAATGTAATGGGTCAATTACAATCACTACAAAGAATTAAAAAATCTGGTGAATTAGAAAATAGTTATCAAAAGAAAGAAGAATTAACCCAACATGGAAAACCAAAGCCGTAAGTTATTTTTTTTAATTGCATTACCTAGATCTGGAAATACTTTATTTGCAAGTATTATGAATCAGAACCCTGAAATAGCCACAACAGCTAATTCTGTAACTTTAGAAATAATGAAAAATATCTATGCAATAAAAACAATAGATACTTTTCAAAACTTTCCTGATCACAAGTCTTTAGATAATATTTTAGATAATGTGTATAATTTATATTACAAAGATTGGCCTCAAAAAATAATTATAGACCGTGGACCTGTACTAACAAGCGGCACTCCTGGAAACTTTGAACTAATAAAAAAACATTTTAAATATGGATTTAAATGTATTGTTTTATTGAGAGATTTAATAGACGTGTTTGCAAGTTATATGCAATGGTATACGGAAAACCCAGATTCTTTTGTAAATAAATTAGGAAATACTGATGAAGAAAAATTACTACAATTAATGAGAGAAGATGGCGCTATCGTAAAAGAAATTAAATCTATTCAAACCGCATATAAATATCCTCAAATATGTCATTTTGTAAAATATAATGATATAGTTGCAAACCCTGAACAAGAGTTTAGAAAAATATATAAATTTATAAATGAACCTTATTTTAACCATCGTTTTGATAATTTAGACCAAGTAAAAATAAATGGTTTATGTTATGATGATAAAGTAGTTGGAAACAATATGCATAAACTGTTTGCTGGGCCAGTTAGAAAAGTATACAATCCGTATATAAAAAAAATTCCAGAAAGAATAAGAGAAGAATATGGACATATCAGATTTTAAATTTGATTTTGTATTTTTAGGTCAGTCTGTTTTAAAGTATCAAGTACCGCTAGATATATTTAATTCTATTAACTATATTTATGAAACTAATTTTCATAATCTTGCTCCTGCAAATGGTCAGTTAGTGGGTAAGATTGAGAATGAACATTCATTGTTTTATCATGGGGCTGACCAAACCAAAATGAAAAATCATAATAGGCTACCAAGGGATGTAACAAATTATTTTATGGAAATGTTTAAACATTATTTAACATTTAATAAAATAAAAGATTATGATTTACATCTTAATTCTATTTGGGTTAACGAAATGAAACAACATGAATATAATCCAGCGCATGTACATAGAGGTATGTTGTTTACTGGTCTATCAAGTGTAATGATTTTAAAATTACCCTCTACTTTTGGTAAAGAGTATTCAGCAGATCAAGTTAAACAGAATGGTAGATTACAAATATTAGGTGCAGCTAACGGACAGTTTGCTAAAATAGATTATCAACCACCCATGGACCTTAGAGATTTTTATATATTTCCTTATGATATGAGACATTGCGTTTATCCTTTTAATGGAACAAATGAAACAAGAAGAACACTAGCTGCAAATTGTGATGTACAATTTGACCCTATAAAAAATAGAGGTATAGCATAATGGATAAGCAATATTATATAGATAATCACATTGGTTTATTTAAAAATTTTATGCCAAACGAATTAATAGATGACTATGTAAATTATTTTAACAAGTGTGAGCAACAAGGTGCAGTGTATCCTAGACGAGAGGATGAGATGTTAGTATCAGATAATGCAATAGATACTATAAGAGATACTAATGTTGCAATGACTTACAATAACAAACCGTTTATAGATATGTTTTTTAAAGAAGTATATCCTATTTATGTTCAAAAATATTCTTATTTAAAAAAACTGGCCACACATAATATACTAGAAGTTAAAATACAAAAAACTAAAGTTGGTGAAGGTTATCATTTTTGGCATTGTGAGAATGCTGAAATGAAAGCAAGAAATAGAATATTAGCTTTTATGGTTTATCTTAATGATGTAACCGAAGGTGGAGAGACAGAATTTTTATATCAAAAATGTAGGTTTAAACCTGAAAAAAATACTATGTTAGTTTGGCCCTCACAGTTTACACACATTCATAGAGGCAACCCACCTCTGTCAAATGATAAATACATAATAACGGGATGGGTAGAATACGGATATTAATATGATAACAGAACCACGATGGAGATCTTTTATAGTTGAAACTACACAACCAATTTTTACACCCGAACAATGCAAGATGATTATTGCTGCAGGACGTGCGGAACCTAGAAACGATGCACAAGTTGGAAGTGATAAAGGTATTAAAGGTGGAAAGATAGATACGAAAACTAGAACCTCACACATTAGTTGGATACCTTTTAAAAAAATGGCGGACATGTATAAAGACATTGAACGTATTATGAAAACTACTAACGGTAATCATTTTGGTTTTGATGGAATGACTATAACTGAAATGGCACAATACACAGAATATCCAGAAGGAGGTTTTTATGAGTGGCATGTAGATAATGACGTAAACATGGTTCACGAACCGCCTGTAAGAAAAATATCGATGACTTGTTTGTTATCTCCTGAATCAGAATTTGAAGGTGGTGATTTAGAATTAGGATCAGAAGGTAAAATTGCAAAAATAAAACAAGGGCATGCAATATTTTTTGCATCGTTTATTAGACATAGAGTAAAACCTGTTATACGAGGAAATAGAAAATCTTTAGTTATGTGGTTTGGAGGCACACCATTTAAATAATGCATAGAGATTTACATTTTCCAACACCTATCTATATTGCAGATATAAAACACCCAACTTTAAATCAAGAATTGGAAAGAAATATTATAGCTTGGTCTAATGAAGATAAAGGTATTACAAGAACCAATGTACAAGGTTGGCACTCACCTACTAATATGGCTGAGTTACCTGAGTATAAAAAATTAGTTAGTATGTTATATGCATGTCAAAAAACTATTTATGATCAAGAGCATTTAGACAGTGAACCTGTACTTGGTAATATGTGGGCTAATATAAATCCACCAGGCGGTATGAACAGAGCACATCAACATCCTAATTCTTTATGGTCTGGTGTGTATTATATTAAAGCACCTAAAAACTCAGGTGATTTAAAGATAGATGATCCAAGATCAGCAGCTGCAATGGTTAGGCCTAATAAGAAAAAAGGTCCAGTGCCTGCAAGATTATTTAGAGAAACACATTATGAACCTATTGCTGGAAGATGTATTATGTTTCCATCATGGTTGATGCACTGTGTTGATCCTAACAAATCTAATGATATAAGAATATCTGTATCATTTAATTTTTTACAGAAAGGTATGTTTGTATGACATTTCAAGCTAATAAATATCAAGTAATAAAGAACGCTGTATCATACGATCTAGCTAACTTTATATTAAACTATTTTTTACTTAAACGAGATGCAGTAGGTTATATGTATAAACATAACATACACTCACAGTCCTCGATCCTTGGAACATGGACCGATCAACAAATACCTAATACTTATTCATGTTACGCTGATTTTGTTATGGAAACACTTATGGTTAAAATGTTACCAGTTATGAAACAACACACCGGCTTAGACCTATGTCCTACTTATTCCTATGCAAGAGCATATAAAAAAGGTGATGAACTTAGAAGACATAAAGATAGACCTAGTTGTGAAATCTCTACAACAGTTAATTTAGGAGGGGACCCTTGGCCTATATTTATAGATGGCACAGGTGCTGATAATGTTATAGATGAATATAAAAATATACATAAACCAAACGCTCCAGCAGGTACGAAAGTCTTGCTTGAAGTAGGAGATATGCTAGTATATAGTGGATGTGAACTCGAACATTGGCGAGAGCCTTTTGACGGGAACATTTGCGGTCAAGTATTTCTACATTATAATCATGTAAAT